GTTTTGCTTTTAAGTTTGGTAATCAAAGGCTAGGATTTTCAAAATGGTTGTGGGGGAAGTACTGGCAGGCATGGCCCTGGTCAGAAGTGGTGTGGATTTTATAAAAGGTAACATCACAGCCGCACAAGACATTGGTAAGTTTGTATCAGCCATTGATAATATTTTAGATGGCGAAGATCAGATTCAGAAACGCAGATCTGGCAAGGCTGGCGTTGGTGGTATTGCAGATCAGTTTGGTATTAAAACAACGGCCCACGAAGTTATAGATGCGAAACTTGCAGCTGAGCAACGGTATGAAATGTCTTTGCTCATAGACCATCGTTTTGGAAATGGAACGTGGGCTGAGATTGTTGCTTTACGAGCCAAGCGCATACAGGAAGCAAAAGAAGAAGCGAAGCGCATACAAAAAGAACGAGCTGCTAAGCAACAAGAAATAATGGAAATCGGTATGGTTATCGCTGTGGTTGTTGTAGCAGCCGGAGCGTTAATTGGACTGCTTTATGTCTTTGCAAGAAACTAAGTGTTTGACCTTGGCCCAAAACAAATTGTTTTTATAACGATTGTTTTTTTTATCGTTGCTTATCTTAAAGCAATACATGAAGAACCTACATGGATGATATTGAAATGAAACAAAAAAATGAACCAAAGAAACTACAGCCAGGTAGTGCCTGGGAACAGTTTGATCTTGACCAAGATGGAACGGTATCGGACGGCGAACTGGCAATGGCCTCTAAGATTGAAAAGTTAGAACATGAAAGGCAAATGCACGAAAACCTAGATCGTATGATGGATCAACAGCGCATGATGGCCTGGGTTGCAATGGGTTCAATGGTTGTATTTACAGGCCTGTTGTTTCTACCGCAACTCGATGGTTCTAAGATTATTAATTTTAGCGGAATCCTTAATACATTCTATGTTTCACAAGCCGCTGTTGTCAGCGTTTTCATGGGTGCAACAGCTTACAGCAAATCTAAGAATGGTAAGTAAGTGCCAAATCAACCTGTTAAAGAAGAAGATCACCCACTTACTTTAGGAGCTGATAAACATATATCTGTTCCAATATCTTCTTTGATTTCAATTGTGATAGCAACAAGCGTTGCAACTATATTGTATTTTCAAGTAACAAGTCGGCTCGACAAACTAGAATATGACAGAGATTTAATAGCTATTGAAGTTGAAGAAAACGACTCGTGGATAGATGATTTTCAGCCACCTAAAGCCGTACAAGAAACAGTGCTTAGAGTGCGTGAATTGGAAAAGGAATTACTTATTATGAAATATGATCTTCAAAGATTGAAGTCTGAGTAAGGTATGATAGCACAGCTACTAGGTGCGGCTGGTGGATTAGCGTCTACATGGCTAGAAGGCCGTCAGGAAGCCGCTAAGAGCAAGTCAGCTATAGCCAAGGCTAAAGCAGAAGCAGAAGCGAAGGTGATGGTTTCTGCCGCCACAAGCACGGCTAAGTGGGAACGCATTATGGCTCAAAATTCTAGCGATAGCTGGAAGGACGAAGCCTGGACAGTTTTATTTATATTAATCATAGGCGCAAACTTTGTGCCGTTTCTACAGCCCTACATCGAGCAAGGCTTCATTGCTTTAGATAAATGCCCAGCATGGTTTCAATGGGCAATGTACGCATCAATAGGTGCAAGCTTTGGTATTCGTGGATTAAAAGGATTTAAGAAATGAACATAGATAGACTACGCAAACAACTTGAGATTGATGAAGGTTGCAAGTACGAAATATATTTAGATCATCTAGGGCTTCCTACGTTTTCTATTGGAGTGTTAGTTACTGAAGATATGCCAGAGTATGGTCAAGATGTTGGTACGCCTGTATCCAAAGAAAGATGTACAGAGGCGTTTGAAGCTGCATTAGAATCTGTCCAAGTAGATTGTAAAAGGTTGTATGATGATTTTGATGAGCTTCCAGATGAAGCTCAAGAAATAATTGCAAACATGATGTTCAATATGGGTCTAGGTAGACTTACTGGTTTTCGTGGCATGAAAGCTGGAATAGACGCAAGGGATTGGAACAAGGCGGCTGACGAGATGGTTGACAGCCGGTGGTATAAACAAGTAACGAATAGGGCAGAGCGTTTGGTACAGCGAATGCGTAGCTTAGCAGGCTAGAAATAAAGTCACGCAAAGGGTGACAGGTCAGATAGGTAGGTATCTTGTAGGCAAACGGTGGGCAACATTAGGGGTAGCTTAGGGTAAGTTAGAGTAACATTAAAGACACGCTCTGCCTTTAAGTTATTCTTCTGTGACTTCTAATAACCCTTAAGAGGAGGTTCGAGTCCCGTCAACCGCGCCATTTAAGTGCTTGTTTTTAAATGGTTTAAGTTTTTAAATACGCCTCTCGTAGGCATTTCGTAGGCAAAATGAGTTGATAGAGTTGACTTAATCGGTCAAATTTATGCTTGATTTTCTGCCTACGAACACCCATTCTTATTAAATATTAAAAAAATATTTGCCTACGAGGCTAAAAATAAGGATGGGAACATGACAATTAAAATTAAATACTGGGCGTTCAATGCAAAGACAGGACGCAAGCCTTGGGTTGTTACTCTTGGCGATAAAAGAAGTTACTTCAATACTGAAGCAGAAGCACAAAAGTTTTTAGAAACTATTAACATTGCAGAAGCAACCGATCCTGGCATGACGCTCGATACGCTGGTTGGCTCTGTACCTTCTAAGAAAGACGGTGGCTTAAAATCTTTTGAAGCAAACTTGAGTCACAATGGCAACCCACTTGATTTTGTTTCTGAACAAAGAGTGCGTTATGACCGTGAACTAATAGTTTGGAAGCAGTACCAGCATTTGGCTAAAGTTGGTCAAGCGATGTGTGATGTTGTAGTTGAAGGCAAACGATTAGGATCTTTTAAGGTCTACGAAATTACAGGCGCAATTATGCGGCGTGAAGTTTTAAGAGGTCTTGAGCAAGATAGAAGCCAAAAAACATTAAAAGAATACTGGAATGGTATGTCATTAATTTTTGATTTTGCCGTTACAGAAAAACTTATTATTACAATTAATCCTTGCAACGAAAAAGTTAAGTTTGAAAAGTATGGAAAGCTTACAGGAAAAGAAGGCAAGGTGCGGCGAGTAACTACAGAAAATGTAAATGCGATTATTGCAGCAATGCCACATTCAAGATCAAACGAAAACCGTGAAATATTAGATTGGCGTTTGATGGTAAACTTTGCTGCCCAGACAGGGCTACGCCAAGGCGAACAAAGAGCTTTGCAATGGGCTGACTTGGATTTAGAAAAGCAAGTAGTATGTGTTAGCCATTCAATGAGTTCAAGAGAAGATGGTGACAATGATTTGGCAGGCACAAAAGCTGACAGGTTAAAAAATAGAAACCAAGTAAAGACTAGAACTATCTCTCTTTCAGATTTATTAACTGCACATCTTAAAGAATGGTTTATGTTTTGCGGTTGTCCTAGCGCTGATGAATATGTCTGGAATGAAAAATCAGGCGAAGCACTTGGAGCTAATCGGTTCTCAAGGATGATGGCTAGAGTTTGCAGCCGCATACAGATTGAGCCTGTATTATGGCATGAGCTGCGGCATTACTATGCAGCTGAGCGTTTAATGCGAAACCGTGTAGAGCCTGTTAGCCGCGCTCTTGGTCACGCTAATACAAAGATTACAGAAGAGATCTACGGTCATTTCATACAAGATGATAAGTTTGATAAAGAAGAGCTAGAATCTGCAAACAATTCTAGCCTAGTGATGGTACAAGCAGGGGCTTCTTAGCCCCTTCTTTTTTTATGCGTGAATGTTGGTTGTAAAGGTTAGCCAAATTTGGTCAACACGATCAAGATCACGCTGTGGAACAAACCAGCTCAAGCCTCTGCCTTGTTTAAATTCTTTTTGTTTTGCTTTTTGCTCAAAGAGTTCTTTTGATATTCCACCCACAATTTCAACAACGTCTAGCTCTTCAGTTGCTAACACAAGAATAGCATACTTAGACCGAAACCAGTTTTTGTTTTTAACAATTAAATTTGCATTGCAGTGTTTACTGATTTTAACATCAATACTCATTTTACCAAAATACATATCAATCCCATTATCTGGGCCTGCT